TGAACTGTAATTAAAATGTTATTGATTTTGTTATATTTCTTCTTATAAGGAATATATGAAGTTTAGAAAACCTGGAGATGAAATAATCTTGACGAAGGAACTCTCGGCTATGAGAGATGAACTCACCCCAAAACAAGTAGCTTTTGCTGAACATCTTGTAGCTCAAGAGAATAGAAAGACTGCAACTGAATGTGCTGTCATGGCAGGATATGCTGAACACTCAGCAAGAATAACTGCTTCTAAATTACAAAGCGCAAAAGAGTTTCCTAAAGTCCATGCCTACATTAGAGCATTACAAGAAGACCTTTGGAATAAATACAAGATCTCTCCGGCTACACATATGCGTAGACTCCACGAGATTGGTCTTCGTGCAGAGAATCCTAACAGTAAAGATATAAATGAATTTGATATGAAGCCAGATCTCAAGACTGCCTTAGCTGCTGAGATTAGCAGAGGTAAAGCTGCAGGATATTATGAAAAGAAAGAGAAGAAGACCGGGAAAGGTATTGACAACTTGACACTAGAGGAGGTTGATAGCCTGTTGCAAGATTTAAGAAAAACAGCTATCATCGACAACAGGGATATGAATACGAGTGAATCCGAGGCAATACAAAGCAACGATCAGTCAGAACAAAGCGATCAACAAATTTCTTGAACAAGGGTATTACGTCTATACAAACATCTGCGAACAGGGTCCAATTGATATTGTGGTTGTCAACCCAGCGAATGGCAGAACTCACTTTTTTGATATTAAAACATCTAAAGGACCAAGCACAATAATTAATGGAAAGTCTATCGGAGGAACAGGAAATAAACTCAAACCAAAACAAAAAGAACTTGGAGTCCGACTCGTCCTTGTCGAAGGAGATGAGATTAGGATTGTTGAAAAGAGAGAAACGATCAGTAAGAGGCAAAGAAAAGAAAAAAGGTTCCACAACAAAGCGAGGAAAGGAATCGACTTTCTGGAAGAATGTTAGATCAATAACTCCTAGCATTTCTTGGACTCGTATGGAAACATACGGAACTCCAGGTATCCCTGATTTACTTGGTGTTTTTGTTGATGAAAAATTAAAACGAAACATATCTTTTTGGGTCGAACTCAAGCTAACAAAAGGAAACAAACTCGATCTATCGCCCTTTCAAATTTCATGGAATTTAAAGCGTTATTCTCTTTGCCAAGACAATTTTATTATGGCAAAGGGGGTAGAAGAGAGGTCTATTTTCTTTTGGCCAGGGGCGCTTGTGCGTGAGCTTGTGACCGATTACAAAAGTGTGGATCCCTTGTTCGTGGTCCGTCAGCCGTGGACGCATGAGCTTGAGCCTGCGATCAGGCGTGTGCTTGTGCATGTCCCTTGATTATTGGAGAAATTTTCGTCCGCATCCCGACCAGGTCCGGAAGGACCCAGTCGGTAATGTTTTATTACTTTCGCTGCTCTAACTTGTGGAGATAATCACGCCACCTGGATTCGTCAAAGTTTGGTGCGTGTCGCTTGGCAAAACTTTTTATTTCGTTTGAAATAGTTTCTAGATCTGCATGTGGTTGATCTGATACCATAGACGAATGATGTGCCATGTAAACGATGTCGGCTAGTTCGTTTAGATGTTTTTTAGTTATAGTCATTTTTTCCTTTCCATCGGTCGTGGGCCCTAAGCCCACGATCCGAAAAAGTATTTTCCGTTTTTTTCTAAAGTCGCTTTGATAGTCGGGTTCTTCGCATAGGGTTTGATATTTTTACAAATCCAACATAGCGAAAGCTTGACTAAATCTTTAGATGATCTTGGTAAGCCTGTAGTCTCATTTTTTACAAAACTTAACTGATCTTTTATCATAGACAAAAGACTTTTTTCGCTTTTCAAATCATCTGCATAGATTCTAGTTATCTGAAACATATCTTGTTCATTATCTTCAAATGTTGCGATAACTTCTAACTCTAAGTCTTTAATTTGAAACTTCATATTTCCATCCTTTCTATATAATATCCTATAAATATTAACCAGTTTGTCAATAAAAAAATGGTCATATTTTATTACCCAGATCCAGTCAGGACCTGGTGCAGCCGTAGTAATAAATTATTACTTTTTACCTGGTCTTCTCCAGGTGACGCTGGTGCGTGATTCGTCATAAATTATTACTTTCTGCTTGTGGCCGGATCTGCTGCCTGTGCATGAGCTTGTGCTTGAAACTGTGTGCGTGTTCATTTAAAAATTTTTTCCAGTTGTGCCTGAGCCTGTGCTCGTCGAGTAATATTTTATTACGTTTAGTCTGGGGCAGAGCCATGCTCCTGGAAAAGTAATATTTTATTACTCGGGACCTGAACCAGCGTGGTAATATTTTATTACTTTTTACCCAGTTTTTATTGGAGCTGGTCCAGCTTTTTTTTATTTACTTCAATTCGCATTTTAGCATATTTCATTTTTCCCTCCCAATAGCGAATTTTCATTTCAATTTCTTTTTTTTGAATTTCTTTATCAGTCATTGATTTATTGATCATTTTTCACTCCGAATATTTTTTTAAATTAATTATATAATTACAGGATTTTTTATATATAATCAAGAAAGAATATTCAGAAAGGAAAAAACAATTATGAATATTAGAGAAATCATTTCATACGTTAATCAGTATGATAAAAATGACGAGGATTATCTCAATAAAATTTTCGTTGAAGTTCAAAATTTTTGTGAGGAAAGATTAAAAACTTTTCAACAAAAATTTGACTCAGTGAATAATTTTTACAGATATAAAAGAGATAATTTTAACAATAGCTTAATTAAGTTAATTAAGAGCAGGACTCCGATTGAGGAAGCAGGACTAGATTTAATTTATTGTTATGAACATCTTGCATTTGAATTAATTGATGAGTCCGAAGTAATCAATACAACCAACAATGACACCATTTGTTCCGAAGCTTATGATGATCACTATTTCACTTGTGATAGTTGCGAAGAGATCGACCATATTGATAATGAAAGACAATTTAATAATTATCAAGGTATCTATTGCGAAAGTTGTTATGATAACCAAGGATACAATTGTGAACGTTGTGATGAGTATATGCACGAAAACGAAAACTGCGATTGTGATCATGATGAGGATTACAACGAGGACTCCGATTATTTAGATAATTATCGAACACGAGTTTTTCTCGCATATCTTGTTTTAACTGAAGGCACAGAAATAATTGAAAAATTATTTTATGGAATTGAAGTCGAACTTCATGCACGAGATGATCGATACGATACAGTTGAGGAATTAAGAGATTGTTTTAACAATGATCAAATTCTATTTAAACAAGACGGAAGCTTGGATACTCAACAAGGCTTTGAAGTTGTCAGCACAAATTGTTCATTTGAATATCACAAGGAAGTTTTTTGGAAATCATTTTTCAAAAAATCACCGAACAATTTATGCAAAGCTTGGCACGGAAAAGATTGTGGTTTACATATTCATTTCAGTCGTGAGGCATTTACAACAAATCAAATTAAAAGATTAAACTGTTTTTATAATAATTCAGAAAACAGAAAGTTGATTGTTGATATTGCAGGACGAGACGAAAATCAATATTGTAGATTTCAACCTAATCGAGATTTTAATTCACCGATTAAAACGCAGGGCGAAAAGTATTCGGTTATTAATCTTGATAATAGAGATACAGTTGAAATCAGAATATTTAGATCGAACATTAAACAAATTTCTTTTTTTAAATATTTAGAATTTGTGCATAGTGTTAATTCATGGATCAGAGCAGGACATCAAAACAATGGTGAAAATTTATTATGGACTGATTACATGGATTACTTGTTGAAAAATATTCACAAGGATTATTCAAATCTTTTAGTGTTCCTAGATGACAAAAAATATTTTGATCATTTAGAAAATATAGAAACATGGCAACCGATTTACGAAGAGTTTAAATCAGTTGTTGAGGATTTTAGAATAAACAATGAACTATTAATACAGGAAGGAGTTGAATAAAATGTGTTTAATAATTGTTGCTAATGATCTTAAATCTTTAAACTATAAAGATTTAGAAACGGCTTACAAAAGAAATTCCGACGGCTTCGGAGTTATGTATCTTGATAATAAAAAGAACTTTGTTTCAGATAAATTCTGTCCAAAAAACTTCAATGAGTTAAAAAAGTTTTTTAATTATCATAAAAAGAAAACTGATCAAATGGCAATCCACTTTAGATTTAAAACTGAAGGAGCGATTAATAAAAAGAATTGCCACCCATTTATTAGTTATCAAAAAAATAATCGAACTATTGGTTTAATGCACAATGGACCACGATTACCAATACCGATAATTCATAATGGTAGTTCAGATACATGGCATTTTAATCAACACTATTTAAAATCAGTATTGCAGGATAATCCGAATATTATTTTAAATAAAGATTATCAAGATGAGTTAGCTGAATTTATTGATAAGGATAAGTTAGTCTTATTAGATAGTCAGTCGAATAAATTTATTATCATCAATGAGAAGTTAGGAAACTTTAAAGGTGCGAATTGGTTTTCAAATACCTATTGGCAGGACCAACCAATAACTACTTTTAAATCTCAAAATGATAATAAAATAAATTATTACGGAGGACATTTAAATTCATGGGACGATTATCAATATGATTGGTTTAATGATCTCGATATATCAGATGTCTTAGAATTAAATAATAATGAGATTTACGATTATGTTGAAAGTTGTATGGACCATCAACGAGTTGATGTCATAGCCGATATTATTTTCAAATATAAAAATCTTATGAAAAAGTCGGCATAGCCGACTTGCCCCAAACGTCCTTGTGCATTTAATCCTTGCACAAGGACCACCCCTCGAAAAATCCGTGTGCATGAAAATTATTTTTTTTTCGCCTAACCAAAAAAAATTGAAGAATGAAATTTTTTTTGGTTAAAGAGATACTAAGGAATTACGAAGTAATACATAACAATTGACAATGAAGGGGGTACACCCTAAATTCAATAGTACACAGTACGTAGCTAGTATATAAATATATAGAAATAAAATGAGCGATTTTCTACCAGATCTGAGCCAGATGTCCCAAGAGGAGCGTTTGCTATTCTTAAAAAAACTAGAACTAAAGAAGGTTCAACTAGAATCAGCAAGAAGTTCTAGGGACTCCTTTGGTAATTTTGTAAAAAGTATATGGCCCGACTTCATAGAGGGGCAACACCATAAAATCATTTCTAAAAAATTAGAAGCCATCAAGAATAAAAAAATTAATCGTTTGATAGTGAACATGCCGCCAAGACATACTAAGTCAGAATTTGCTAGTTATCTGTTCCCTGCTTGGATGATGGGGCATAACCCTAAATTGAAAATTATTCAAACCACCCATACGGCAGAACTAGCCTATCGTTTTGGTAGAAAAGTCAGAAATTTGATGAATGAACAAGATTACAAGTCAGTATTCCCGGACACGGAGCTACGAGCGGACTCCCAAGCTGCAGGAAGATGGGAAACAAATCATGGGGGCGAGTATTTTGCGGCAGGTGTCGGTGGTTCGATAACCGGGCGTGGTGCAGATTTACTCATTATCGACGATCCACACTCCGAACAAGACGCTCTTTCGAAGACGGCTATGGAAAATGCGTGGGAATGGTACACATCAGGTCCCCGTCAGCGTCTTCAACCAGGCGGAGCCATCGTTGTTGTCATGACAAGATGGTCAGAAGACGACTTAACAGAGCGTTTAATGGAAGCTCAAGCTAAAGATCCGATGGCGGACAAGTGGCATATCGTAGATTTTCCAGCGATCACGGACGACGGCCAACCTCAATGGCCCGAATATTGGAAAAAAGACCAATTAGAGGCGGTCAAAGCCTCATTACCCATGGCAAAATGGAACGCACAGTGGCAACAACAGCCAACTTCTGAGGAAACTTCCATTATTAAGCGAGAATGGTGGCAAGAATGGAAGAAAGAACAGCCACCTTTGCAATATATCATTCAAAGTTACGATACAGCGTTCTCTTCGAAGACCACATCGGACTATTCGGCGATTACAACGTGGGGAGTTTTCTATAATGAGGTGACAGGGAAGCAAAATTTGCTGTTAATGGAAGCAGATCGAGGAAGATGGGACTTTCCTGAGCTAAAAAGAATTGCATTAGAGAAAAATCAGTATTGGCAGCCCGAACAAATCATTGTCGAGGCGAAAGCAAGTGGACTTCCTCTTACTCACGAGCTTCAAGCCATGGGAATCCCGGTGATTAACTTTACACCAAGTAGAGGAAACGACAAAATGGTCAGAGTCAACTCTGTGTCCCCTCTTTTTGAGAGTGGATTAGTTTGGTATCCACCGTATAAATGGGCAGAAGAAGTGATTGAAGAATGCGCAGCTTTCCCCTATGGTAGAAACGACGACTATGTCGATAGTATGACACAAGCATTGATGCGTTATCGACAGTTCGGTGCATTAGTTCATGAAGATGATGAACCTGTAGAAGATTGGAGACCTAAGCGCAAGATTGCATTTTATGGATCTTAGGGTATAAATAACAAATGGCTGAAATTGATAAAACGTTAGTTGAAGCACCGCAAGGTGTGGAGGAAGAGATTGTTGAACAAACTATAACCGACGGTCCTATGGAAGTAGAGGTCGAAGGACAAGAGGCCGTGAGCATTGAGCCGTCGCCCACGGACACCGGAGCAGGGTTCGCAGACAATTTAGCCGAAGTCATAGAAGAAGAAACTCTCGCAAAGTTATCAAATGAATTACGATCACAGTTCTCTGTCGATCACACATCAAGAAAAGATTGGGAACAATCTTACATTAGAGGATTAGACCTTTTAGGTTTTAAATATACAGAAACCTCTGAACCTTTCAGAGGCGCCGCATCAGTTTCTCATCCACTACTCGCAGAGGCCGTCACGCAGTTTCAAGCAGGAGCTTATAAAGAACTTCTTCCTGCGGGCGGTCCCGTCAAAACATCTATCGTCGGTGCCGCAACACCCGAGGTAGAAGAACAAGCAGAGCGAGTCAAAGAATTCATGAACTATGAAATTACTTACAAGATGAAAGAATACGATCCTGAGATGGATCAAATGTTATTTCACTTACCCCTCGCAGGAAGTGCATTTAAGAAAATTTATTACGATGGCAACATGGGAAGACCGTGTGCAAAATTTATTCCGAGTGAAGATTTAGTCGTGAACTACGGTGCATCAGAATTAGACGATGCAGAAAGAATTACGCACGTTATAAAAATTTCTCCGAACGATTTAAAACGACAAATGCTATCTGGTTTTTACAGAGATGTGAACATGGAAGAAGGAGACGATCTTTATTCTGACTATTCTGATATTCAAGAAAAGTATGACGAATTAGAAGGAGTCAAAAAAGGAGATTACGCAGGGCAGTATCAATTACTAGAAATGCACGTTGATTTAGATTTAGAAGGCTACGAGAACATGGGTAATGACGGTACCCCCACAGGGCTAAAATTACCTTATGTCGTAACACTGGAACAGAGTACAGGAAAAATTTTATCTATTTATCGAAACTATTTAGAAAACGATCCGATGTTTATGAGACAAAAATATTTTGTCCATTACAAGTTCTTACCCGGTCTTGGATTTTATGGTTTTGGTTTAGTACACATGCTCGGTGGTTTGACTCGAACAGCCACAGCAGCGCTTCGAGCATTGTTAGATGCAGGTACATTATCCAACTTACCTGCTGGTTTTAAATCAAGAGGTCTTCGTGTCAGAGATGATGAAGAGCCTTTGATGCCTGGTGAGTTCAGAGATGTCGATGCACCGGGTGGAGATTTACGAAATGCGTTAATGCCTCTTCCTTACAAAGGACCCGATGGAACCTTATTTCAACTTTTAGGTTTTGTCGTGGACGCTGGTCGACGATTCGCTGCCATAGCAGATATGAAAGTGGGCGATGGGTCCCAAGCCAATCCTGTCGGTACCACCATGGCGTTACTCGAGCAGGGGTCCAAGGTAATGTCAGCTATTCACAAAAGATGTCACTACGCACAAAAAGAAGAATTTCAATTACTAGCGAAACTATTCGCTACAACACTTCCACCAGAATATCCTTACAATGTTCAAGGAGGAAACAGATCTATCAAGCAACAAGACTTTGATGACAGAGTAGATGTCTTACCCGTTTCTGATCCGAACATCTTCTCTATGTCTCAGAGAATTATGTTGGCACAAACACAATTACAATTAGCACAAGCAGCTCCTGATGTTCACAATCTTTACGAAGCCTATCGAAGAATGTACATGGCATTAGGTGTTCAAGATATTGAAAGTATTCTTCCTCCCCCTGTGGGACCACAACCTCTCGATCCCGGTGTAGAAAATTCACAATCACTAATGATGGGACAATTGACGGTGTTCCCTGATCAAGATCATATTGCTCACATCGAAGCACACCGAGCTTTTATGAGTTCGTATCTTGTTAGAAACAATCCTCAAGTGGCAACCATTCTTCAAGCACACGTTGTTGAACACTCTTCCGCTTTAGCAAGACAAGAAGTTCTTGCAGAGAGTGGACCTGCACTACAAGCAGAAATACAAAAATTTGGTGGAGATGTACCACCAGAACTACAAGCTCAGTTCCAACAACAACTTGAAAAATTAGTTGCTGATAAAGTAGCGGCGATGACACTCGAAATGGTCGCTGAAGAACAACAAGCTATTCCTTTTGGTCAAGAAGTAGATCCTTTAATTGCATTGAAGCAACAGGAGCTAGATCAAGAACAACAAAAAATTAACATAGACGCAGCAGATGATTTATCAAAAAGAACACTAGAAGAAGAAAAACTAAGTTATAAGAAAAGATCGGACGCTGCAAAACTTGCACAACAACAAAGAATTCAAGATCAAAGAACTGCCGTTCAAAGAGAGAGAATAAATGCCTCTAAAAAAAGGTAGTAGTAATCGTACAATAAGTGCTAATATATCTAAACTGAGGAAAGAAGGTAAACCTCAGAAACAAGCGATTGCGATTGCTCTACAAAAAGCAGGTAAAAAAAATGTCAAAAAAAGAAAAACAAAAACTTAACCCTTGGGAAACAGTAGATAAAGAAGTAGTAGGATCTTTAACTAATGAATTTAAAGCATTACATACTTTGTATATGTCACAAGGCGTAGATCCTCTAGCTATTGCTAGTTCTTTTTTAGCTGCTGGACAGTGGGCGATGAACAAAGAATTAGGTTTAAAAGATACTCAAGATTTGTTAAGGTTATTGGCAAATTATAAATACGAGGTTATTCCTCAAACAAACAGGACGATACACTAGGAGATTACAATGGCACTAAAACCAGTTGATAAAAAAAAGAACCCAGGTTTAGCAAAGCTTCCAACAGAAGTTCGCAATAAAATGGGTTTCATGAAGGAAGGCGGATTAGCTGAAGCTACTGCAAAGCTAAAAAAAGCCAAAGGCATGAAAGATGGCGGCATGGTTCTAGAAATAGGATTACGCCCGGCTACCAAAAAAGAAATGAAGATGGCTAAAAATATGAAGCCTACCAAAAAAGCTAATGGCGGTATGGTGTCTAGAGGGACAGGAGCTGCGATTAGAGGAAAAGGTTTTAGAGGTGTATTTTAGTGTCCGAAGATAAAGACAAAAAAACTAGCCTAAAAGAAAAGGTAGGTCTTTTCATTGACAAAAAATTAACTTTCGGTGGAGGACTATCAGTATCACAAAAAGTTATTGATGCGGCTGAAGAAGCAGTAGGAGTAGATTCTTATAAAGATATCGAAACTCAAGCACAGTTTGACAAGTTTAAAAAAATCATGAATCAAATGGCACAGCAGGAGAGACAGGGAGAAACACCTGCTAAAGGCGCCTCTGGTGGTATGGTTAAAAAAATGAAAAATGGTGGGGCAGTAAATGGTAAAAGACTCACACGAACAGTTCCCCCTAAAAAGGGACCTAACTCTCAAGGTATGAGAGGAACAGGTGCTGCGATTCGTGGCACTAAATTCAAAGGAGTATTCTAATGGGATATATCAATATGAAATGGAACCACTTTCGTCATTGGTGGGGCCGATTAAATAAAAAAGGAAAGTTATTCTTTGGTGGCGCAGTCGTTGTTGTCGCTTATTTAATAATTACCAATGTTTAATTTATTAGTAGGTCCCCTGACATCTTTGCTAGGCGATACCGTGAAAGGTTTCGTTGAGACTAAAAAAGCAAAAGCTGATCTAGCACTCACTGAAATAAAAGCACAGAAGTCTCTCAAAGAGCAGCAAATCGCAGGAAAAATTTCGTGGGAGGCCAGTGCGGTCGACCAGATGAAAGGGTCCTGGAAAGACGAGGTAATTTTACTAGCCCTGTTAATTCCAGCGGTGCTAGTCTTCATCCCCGGATGGACACCACATATCAAAGCGGGTTTTGAAGCCCTACACTCACTCCCTGATTATTACAAGCATCTCTTATACATCGCCTGTTCGGCGAGCTTTGGCATCAAGGGAGCAAAAGGCGCTATGGGTTTAATC